CGCCGCGTTCACCCGCATCTCAGCCTTCAACTGCCCCACAGACTTAGATACTCTCGGCACCCTCGGCTTAGGCGACCCTCGGCTAATGAAATACTCGTGGAACGGGTGGGTAATAATTTTCCCTGCCCCAACAACGGCGACACGACCGTTAGGCAAAGTAATCATCTGTACATCTTTGCTACGCGCGTTCGTACTCCTGCGGGCAATCCGTGCATCGTTCTTCCGTGCGAGGTCAACCCACGATTCAGGGTTCGTGTATTCCTCGCTGAAATAGCGTTTTAGCCGTTCCACCAGCGACGGCGTTTTCTCGCCAGCCTTCTCCCGTGCCTCTTTACGGTCTCTTGCCGCGGCAACCCGCGCATGCATCTGCACCGTAGCGAACAGTGCCATAGTCCCAACTGCGGCGCCCCTGCTGATATTCCCCTTCCACCTTTGATTCGCGGCATACCGTCCCGCTTCGGAACGGGTCGCGAAAGATGCTTTCGTCAACGCATCGGTCATCCCCATGTCGATACGGGCGGCGGCACCACCAATCGAGAACCCCTGTATCTTGCCTGCCTTAACCAACTCCCATGCCCAAGGCTTCCACTGCACACCCAAAAAGACTGTGCCAGCAGGATACGACACCTGTTTGCTTATGGCATCCTTCGACATGCCGATGGTGATAGGGACAGGGAACGACATCGCTTCCAACCATTCGCCAGCAACAATATCTTTGTTGTGCTGTAGACGGATGCCTCGATCCCCGCTTTTCACATACTCCCACAACGATTTCTGTAACTCGTCTGCGGTTGTCCATTCGCCGTGAGCGTCGTAACGGTCAGGAATGTACCAAGGTCCAAGAGTGAAGCGGTGGGTGCTGTCAGCCTTGTGAACCAACTCAAGTTCTTCTGTCTGCTTAACGATTTCCGCTGTGAACGGTTCCTCCGACGGGGTTTCAACAGCCGCCTTGTCCGCTTCGGTCTCTTCTTGCACTTCAGGCATTTCGGACATCACTTCGTCAATCGCATCCTGAACATCTTTCGGGATGTCTGTCCAGTTCAGTTTCCCGTCAAGCCAGTCCTGCACCAACTCCATCTCGTCTGTCATACCAGCGCCCTAATGCTTGCCACTTCAATGTCTATCGCCTTAAACAGCAACCCCATTTTGATTACTGGATCAGACGGGCTGTTAGCACCCAACGCCAAACCTTCGATACCTACCGCATTGTTCCATTTCTTAGTCGCATCGATCAAAGCCTTGTGCCTCATGTTCACCCTCAGAATCCTTATCTTCAACGGGCTTCTCGCGAACTCAAGCCCCACATAAGCCGCCCACCTGTGATGACCGTCAATCACATAACCATCCGAAGACACAACAATCGCCCCCTTGTCGAAGTCGTTTAGAAACTTGTCTGTAGAGGTTTCTATCCGTCGCATGATCTGACCTGCGGTACGACCAGAGATTTCTGCCTGTATCGGCTTCAGCGTAGAAGCCAACACCTCCTCCCGTTCCACAGTCACACCCCGCGACTCCAAAATCCCTAGGAACTCGGTCTTACGATTCGACGGCACCTGCGGCATGTCCTTGCGGGCTATCCCCAAGTTGTCTTGGCTCATCAAACCTGTGCCTGCCAAAGATATGTTTGTGATGTCTGGGTCGTCGGTGCGGTCAGCCATCAAGGTCAACACTTCGGCGAAACGGCGTGGCGGAATATCGCTTCCCAAACCGTCAACCGTTCTCTGTGTAACTTCAGCCGCGTCGAACAAAGGCTTCTTCGCTTCCGCTTCCGCTCTGCGCCGCATCTCGTTGGCGATTCTCATTTCACGGGTCACACGCGGCGCCAAAATGGTGCCATCTTTGTCCACCCATTCACCATCTTTATTGCGGCTAACAACACCAATGCCCTCAGCGAAACCTTTCTCCCCCACATGTTCTGCGTTGCCACCCCGCTTGAGATGCCCCTTCCATCTCTGATTCGCGGCGTAGCGTCCCGCTTCTGAACGGGTAGGGAACGACATTTTGAGTACCTGTAGCCGCATACGCGCACGGGAAAAGGTTTGCTCTACGGGCATAAATAGAGCGTACTACTACACCCCCACCGTCAAAGGCGTTAGGGCGCTATAGAACGGGATGAGAACGCATCACGAACCTTCGCCACCAGACTAGGAAGCGGGTCATCCAAGACGGCTTCCGAGTCGATAGGGACTTCGGGTGATTCAAGGAACTCCCATCCCGCCAACCGTAAAGCACGGGTGATTGTCCCCCACGCCCGAATCCTGTCATCCAACGATGCAGGCAAATCGGGTCCAACAAAACCGCATCCGACTATCGTGCCGTCGTCCACCATACGGGCAATCATCATGCGGACACCCGCTATAGGACACTGCAACACGCCTTCATCCCACACAACTTCGGCTTGGTCGCCATCTGATCCCACAACCCAACGCATCATCATTGACCTCCCGCGAACAGCCATCCGACTGTCGTGTTCACTATGTCGCGATCTATCTTACCGCCCTCGTCAAGGTGTGACCGTCCGCCGACAAGTTGCTGGTAGCCGACAGTCAAAGTTTCTGTTGCCGCGAGTCCGAACCTTTCCCCAGATCGGTTGTAAACCCTGCCCATATACCCGTCAGTGAACTGATCCCAACGAAACGCGGCGCGGCTGTATACTTCTTTCTTCACCCCGCCTGCGTCGCGCATCGAGTTCCTAGATTTTTGTCGCCCCTGTAAAAGTCGGGTTTGGAAAGGGATGTCTTTCAAAGAATCCGCTTCCTTCCCTGTTGTCCTCCGCTGATACAACGCCTGCTCGATGAGCCGTGTACCAGTATCGGCGTAAGATATTGCGTGTATCAACTCGTGTTCAAAAGTTGTGCCGCCCATACCTGTGTTGATGGCGTGATCGGTGTAGTTGTATGATCCGCCGCCATCGCCGTCTACAATCACTCGAAGCGTTTTGTACCCTTTCGCCCCGTTTATCGCCGTTATCATCTGTGTGGGGAACGCCGCAACCCGTTCGTCTAACCTGCGGGTGATTTCGGCTGACCTTGACGCCTTTGACGACGCCGATGCGTTTGATGCATCCATCAAATCGAAGTCTATTTTCCCTACACCGACAGACCTATGTTCCGCTAACAAACCAAACACTTCGGTCGCCACAGCCTTTTGAATCGCATCCCGCGCCTCCAAAGGGCGCACAAGTATCGCCAGCGTTTCGCCGTATTCTGGTATAGCCCGCCCCAAATTGCGGTCTCTCCATTCCGCCTGCGCTTCCGCTTCGTCTAAATACCCTTTGGCTTTGGCTTTGGCTTCGTCCGCCAAACCCGTCAACCGCGCATACTCTTTTTTCCCTTTAGTTTTAGCCTGACTTCTAAGTATCGCCACCTCTTTCATGCTCTCTTTGTAGGCGTCCCTAGATTCGACTTCCCTCGTAATGGCATACCTGATCTGTTCGGGCAGGGACGGGTCGTTGGTATCAATCTTTTTGTCCATCGCCTTAAATGCTTTCTTGGCTTCGGCAACTTCCTTCTCCGCCGACAGTTCGGCGGCAATCATCTCGTCTGTCACCGTCCCTTTCGCCTTAGCGCGGGCGAGCGCCTCATCCATAACCTGCGCCCCCAACGCATTAAGTTCTTTCTCTGCTTGGATCACAACCTTGCCGACCATGTTGCCAGTATGCACCTTCGCCAACAACGCCTGCGTAGACAACCGCGCAAGACTTATCTGCACCCCATAAGGCAGAGAGTTGGTTGAACTCATCGGTTCGCCGTGTAACTCCACTTTCAAAGCGACGCTCTCGTTGTCCGCGTCCCATTCGCTGTCCTTAATCCGAGGCATGGTATCGCCTTGACGGTAGGCGAGCAGGCGCAGATTTTGCATTGTGGCAGTCGCCTTCGCTACAGCAGACTTCAACCGCGACGAGCCTTCATCTTTGACATGCCCAGCCCACCGCATGTTCGCCGCGTAACGCCCCGCCTCGGAACGGGTGGCAAACGAAACTTTGGTCAACGCGCCGACTTTAATCCAATCGTAGTTTTCCATCGTGTCATCAATGTTGATGATGTCATCTTTCGTTAGGCGGTTATTCATGGGTTTTCCCGTCATCCCTTATCCGCGATATATGTACCCGCTGGCGCGTATGCCTGCACAACAGTTTGATGAGTGCCGCCCAAGACCACCATTTCGAACTCGCCCAAACTGCCGTACCCCGTGAGCGGAGTGCTGAAAATCTGTGAAGCGGGGACAGTTCTGCGAAGCACCACGCTCTCGCCTTTGAACCCATAGTCAGCAAACCGAGTCGCCGCATCGCGTGAAGCCGACCATGAACTGATGGGGCGTGACCGTAGGTTCCTCTCTTGTCCCGCGTTCAACTTGGTGCCACCATCAGAAACATCGGCGTATAGGGTTTTACTCCTCACGCCCCTATAAAGAATCACGGATTCCATCCCGTTCGCCTTCAAAAAGGCTTGCGTAGCGTCATACTGTGCGTGAACCATAAGTGTTACGGCTCTATCTAGTTGTGGGGAGTCATTTAACAGTTTTTGAACTGTTGCTTCTGTCCCAAACTCTACTCCTTTTAATTGATACGATGTGGTTGCGTCGGTCAACCCGAACTCTCTTTCAACAACATTTTGCGTCAACAACGACGGAATGTTGCCGTTGTTGGATGACCCTGCCCATGATTGTATGAAGAGGTTTGCTATTTTGCGTGAAGTGCTATCCGACGAGGGAAAATACCCTAAACCCGCATCGTTTAACGCGGCACTGGCGTACACGATCTCGGCGGTTGTCATGTTGGCATCCAAAACGGCGGCTAAATAGATTTTGGTCTTCTGAAACGCAAGATCGGCTGCGTCGTCTAAAAAATAGGGCTGGGAAAGGGGGATGCCTAGCAAGCGTTGCGCCCCCGCGTCAAGTAAATCCTTGCCGTTTAAGACGGACGGCTCTGGAACAATCGGCGCCCCCGCCCCGAAGCCCTCTACCTTCTTGTATGCGAACTCTTTCCTTCCGCCACCCGCTTTAACATGCCCTTTCCAGCGCATGTTGGCGGCATACCGTCCCGCTTCTGACCTTGTGGCGAAGGTTGCTTTCACCATTCCTAGCCGTTCCAGTTCTGTTACCGCGACAATGATCGCATCACGGATTTCTGGTGGGGCGACAGGAAGCCATGCCATTCCCGCGTATTGCGCGAGCGCGGTGCGTAAAAGTTTTGGGTCAGATGGGAGGAACAGTTGCTCGATGAACTCGGCGAGGTTTGTTACCGACGGGAAATCGAACGCATTGGCTTTAATCCAATCGTAGTTACCTAGCGTGTCATCGATGCTGAAGACGGTCATGATACGGGGTACGCCTGTGCCGCGGTTTCATGTATGCCACCTAAAATTACCATTTCGGTTTCCTTCAAACATCCGATACCCGTGAACGGGGTGCTGAATATCTGTGATCTAGGGACAGTTCTGCGAAGCATCACGGATGTGCCATCCCCCCCTTCGCCAAGGTCATTGTCGAGAAACAGGACGGCGGCGATCTTGTTGACCGCCCACGAACTGAGAGGGCGTGACTGCAAATCCCTTGGCTGTTCCTCATTTTTCCCGCCGTAAATAGCAGAAACATCATTCCACAGAGTCGCGCTTATCATGCCCCTGTGAAGTTCCACGCTTTCGACCCCTTGCGCCTTCAAAAATGCCTGCGTAGCGTCATACTGCGCGTGAACCATAAGCGTTAAGGCTTTGTTCAACTGTGGGGTTGCGAGCAACTCGTCAACCATCCCTTCTAAGTCTGACATGTTGCCCGTGGCACTCCACCCTACCTGACTCAACTCGGTGGTGTCGGTTAAACCGAACTCCCTTGCCACAATGCGTTGAACCGCCAACGACACAATGTTGGCATCATTAGATGACCCCGCCCATGCGTCCACCGCCTTTATAGCCAAAACATGCGCCTCGCGTCCCTCCGCCCAATTCCGAGTTTTCTCGGCTCCGATACCCATTTTCAATACGAGTAGCGCGTCGCCTGCCGCTACAAGTTCTTCGGGTGTCATGTTGGCGTTCAAAACGGCGGCAAGATTGTTTTGCACAAGCCTTTTCGCGGTTGAATCCTTATCCATTTCCACATCGATCACATTGTTGATGTCCCTAGAGTTCCGCTCGGTCATTATCGGCAGGCTCTCTCTCGCCAGATCAAATAAATCCATGCCGTCTTTCGGTTTACGCACCGTGCCGCCCACAAAACCAGCAACCTTGTTGTAGGTAAACCCTTTCTCCCCCGACCCTTTAACATGCCCTTTCCAGCGCATGTTGGCGGCATACCGTCCTGCTTCTGACCTTGTGGCGAAAGAGACTTTCTCCATTCCTAGCCGTTGCATACCTGCGTAACTGGCGAGCGCGTCCCTCAAAAGTTTTGGGTCAGATGGGAGGAACAGTTGCTCGATGAACTCGGCGAGGTTTGTTACCGACGGGAAATCGAACGCATTGGCTTTAATCCAATCGTAGTTTGCCATCGTGTCATCAATGTTGATGATGTCGCCTACCGCTTTGACAACCTCTTTCGTTTCCATGTCGGTTAGCGTCAGTCCTTCATTGAATATCGCGCTATCAGTCGCTATCACGGTTTGTTTGCCTCCCAAAACAACAACTTCATTTTCTACTAGGGAACCAATCCCTGTAAACGGCAAAGAAAATACCCGCGAAGCAGGCACGATGGATTTCAAATGAACTGGACCGCCTCCGTAGTCGTTGGCAAATCTGTAGGCAACATCGACGCTTGCCGTCCAAGAACTTAACGGTCTCATCTGCACTTCGCGCACCAACACGCCTTCGTCAGGGAATATGGTCGTCCCGTCCTTCATCGCGATCCGTTTCTGTTCCAATATGTCTTCGTACAAGGGTTTGAGTGTCGCCCCCCTAACCAGTTCCACGCTTGTTATTCCGTTCGCCTTCAAATATGCTTGCGTAGCGTCATACTGCGCGTGAACCATAAGCGTGAAGGCTTTGACGACGACGGGATTTTGCCCCATTTCCGTTCGAGACACCGCGTTAGCGTCTATCGCGCCAGTGTAAGTAAGGTTTTCGACTGCCGCGGCGCCAGTCAGCCCGAACTCTTCTTCAACAATGCTTTGTACCATCAGTGAAACAACATTGGAATCGTTTGATGACGCCGCCCATTGGCGGACGATGTTCGAAGCCACCAACTCCCCCGTGTCTTTGGTGTCTGCGGACAACGGGGCATGGTTGCGTTTCTTGGATTTCAGATAAATCAGAACTTCGTCCAACTCTTCCGCAGACAGGTTCGCGTTAAGAACCGCCCCCAAGTTTTTCATAACCAGTTTCTTGAAAACAATTGCCTTGTCCTCGTACCGATCCGTGTACCTCACAATGTCGGCGTCCGCGGTGTGTTTCCCTACTTTCGCTTCTGAATCAAATAACGCGCCCATGTCGTCTAGCGCCGCCAGCCCGTTTGTGGAATGTTCTGGTATTCCGCTACCCAAATACCCATCTACCTTGTTGTAGGCGAACTCTTTCCGTGTTGACCCGCCTTTGACATGATCCTTCCAACGCATGTTCGCGGCATACCTCCCAGCCTCCGACCGCGTGGCGAAAGAGACTTTCTCCAAAGCCGACACCTGAACCAACGCATGAGCCTTATCCCTATGACGCCCAACAATCGCTTGGTCTTCACGGCGTACCACCAGCACCGTGCCACCCATATCTTTAAGACTCCAAGACATCAGCGTCCTCCATGTCCGCCAACGGAATCAGATTCATAACGCATCGACAATTAGGGTGCAACGGCGGGGCGATTTCCCCGTTACTGAACACGCTCTCCACAGGGACACGCTCACCGCTCATCTCCATGCAACGCGGACACACCATAACCCCTTTCCACCCGTCAGGACCGACAACCCATTCCTTCTCGGCGGTAGCCAAATCCAAAAACCCTTGATCCGCCGCCTGATACCACGACAACATTTGACCGATGTTGTTAGCCGCCAAAATCTCGGTACGGGCAATCATGTTCGCCCGCGCCAAAATCAACTCATTGCGATATAGAAGCGCCGACTCCTGAGCCACAACAATCGCATCGTCCGCGTCCATCCCCCCGCCTGTTAGCCGAGTCACTTCCTTCCCGTAATAGTTGTTCACCGCGGTCTGCCAACGGTCATGGAGACCCACCACACGGCTTATCTGAGACGCCGCACGGTACACCCCGCCCCCTGTGGTCAAAACACCCGAAATGATGCTCCTAACGCTTTGTAGCGCCTCTGCCTCTATCTGCCGTATCAGCGACCCAGCCCGCTGTTGCGCCCACAAGATAGCGCGAGGGTCATTCCTGTCAAACGCCATGTTCAACGAAATCTGTGACGGCAAAGTCCTCATCGCCGTCTGCGCGGACGCCAAAATCTGTTCCGCTGTTGACGCACTTATCTCCCCAAGAGCCTCCCGCAAAAACTCTATGGCTCTCGCCGTGAACACCTGCTGGAACAACCCTAAGTCAACTGTCCCCAACTGACCTTGCTGTTCCAAATCGCGGCGGGCTTGCGTAACAGCCGCCGACATCCCCACCATCGCGTTGCGGTACAGCGAGGCAAGCGCCGTTATGTCCGCCAACATGACGGGATCAATGACTTCTTCTAACGCCTTTTGGACAGGATGGCTGTGGCTTGTGACGAAAGGCATGGTTAGCCTTTCGCATTAGCCGCGGGTGGCGGTTCGCCCATCTGGTCGAACAGGCTTGGCTCCGCGGGCGCGGGCGCAGGCGCGGGAGTGCCTGTAGGCGCAGGTGCGCCGTTAGGTGGGATGGCGCCCATACCCACAGGCGGAACACCCTCCTCCTCTGACCGTTTCGGTAGGTTAGCCAAGTCGCGCAGATAGTTGTCCAACCCTGCATCTGGTTGCATTGCCCCAGCCGCCGCCATCTTCGAGATGAAGTCACCCAACACACCCAAGTCCACATGCGTAATCTCGCCCGCCTTAATTTTTGGGGCGCGGGAAACATCCATCCCGTTCAGTTTCAACAGTCTTGGAATCGCATGACTGTTAAACACCTCGGCAATAGAGTCGGCGATCTGCTGAATCGCGGAAGTAAACAAGTCGATCTTGGATGCCCCCAGCGCGAACGAGCCAACCTTCTCATGCCCTAAAAGGATGAAGTCGGCGAGAGCAACCATCGCTATCCGCTGGTCGTAGCGGGCGATAATGGCGTCCGTGTTGAAGTTGCGGCTCCCACCAGACGACAGCAAAGTCAACTTGTATAACTCTCTGCCCTGCTCGTCGTAGGCGAGAGGGAACAAGATGCCTTCATTTTCGTTTCGTTTAATGCCGCGAATCAAATCCTGCATCGCATTACGGGCGGTGATTTCGGCGACGGTCGCCGTTGACGACAGCATCGTTGGCGGCACATAGGCGACAGGTAAACCAGCCAAATCTCGCTCGATACCAACCGCTTCGATTTCCTCGATGGTCTTCTTGAAGAACCAAGGGCGGTAGGCGTTACGGAGTATCGAGCGCCCTTCAGGGTTGTTGCGGGCGGTTGCCGTGCGGAACAGGAGAGCCTTTTCGATAGGGATAGTCACCACACCCTTTGGCATGGACGGGTCAATCTGTTGCATCCCTCTGATGGAGCCGTTCTCGTCGAACTCCCAACTCCACAAAGTTTCCTGACCGCGTAAGGCGATCTTGCGCCATCCGATTTTCCCGTCAGTGAACTTGGAGCGTTTGCGGGCATCTTTCGTGTCGTTTGATGACCGTTTCTTGTAGACGATTTCACAGTAGGCGAAGCCGAAAGGTAGAAAGGAGAGAACTTGGGACAGCATCGAAGACCAACTTTCCGACATGTCTCCCATACATTCGGAGATAAAGTCGGCGTTCTGCTGATCCTTCTTTTTGATTGAGTCCACCTTTTTCTCGGTGTACGGGTCAACTTTCCATTCGATAGCGAGAATCAGCCGTTCAATCGCATAGAGCATCGCCCCGATAACAGGGTCGTTGTCGGACATTTCGCGCCAGACCCGCATCCCTTGGACGCCGCGAAGGTTAGCGATGAAGTCATCAATGACAAAGCCTGATGTGTGTTGAAGCCCTGAGGAACCAAGTTCTTGAAAGTCTGGTTGCGCCATGTGAGCCATCCTAAAGTAAAGGGCGGTGTATATGCCCTGTAACGGGGGTTAGTCCTTGCTTCCCTCGAAGGTCATGTCTTCTATCAGGTAGGCGATCAGCCTTAAAGCCTGTTCCTCTTTGAAGCCTGAGGCAACCATTGTCAGGAACATTTCGTTGAGCGCGACAGAGGCGTCGTGTAGTGGTGATTGGGGTTGGTCAGGTAAAGACACGCCCCCACCATAGCGGCAGGGGCGTGTCCGTTCGGGCGGTTAGTAGGGGTTACTAATCGCCTCGCGCCACTAAAACTCTACAAATCAGAAGAACCATCGGTGCGCCGTTCGTGGTGGCGGTGGCGAGTCGCCATTCCGTGTGCGGGTAACGCTTCTCGTTCGCGAGCCGTGTGACATAGAAGTTGGCGCGGTTTGTCTTGTTGTCTTCCAGTCGTCGGTATTCAGCCCAACGCGCAGGGGTTAACTCCAACTCTTCCACGAACTGTTTTACGGCTCTCCCTGTAGGTTCGAGTATTTCGGGTTTGTCTATGAATAGCATTTTGGTTCTCCTTGGTTGTTTAGTTAACGCGCAATGCCTGCCGAAGTGTGACTAGAACGGCACTTCTTCCCCTACGCCCACCGCGACTTCTTGGCGGAGATTCATTGGAACACTATTTTTGCGGTACCACCGTTTGAGTTTCATCCAACGGTTTTGGCTGACTGATAGCGGCATCCGCGACCATCCCAGGTTTTGGCTGACTGATAGCGGCATCCGCGACCATCCCACGATGGAGTCACAGCCGTCGTAATTGGCGTATTCGAGCCAAAAATCGCCGTCTCGGAAGACAATAAACGCTTCGTAGCCATTGTAATCCTTTTCGTTTAACCATTCTTTCATTGTTCCCTCCCTCGGAAGGCTTCTCTTGTCCCTCCACCAACAGCATAGCCCACAACTAGCCCCTTGTCAAGCCTTTAATCGTCAAGGGTGTCTTTCAGCAGGCAACTCCAAAAGTCTTCTGCATCCCAATCCAGCAAAGGGTTATAGAAATTGTCGTAAGTCCGCTTCACATCCGTTTTGCGTAACGGCATAATCCCAACCTGCGACCGTACCCCGAACGGCTGTTTGTTGATCCATTTCCTCGCATCAGACTCGCGTGAGAACGGACCGTAGAAACGGTCTTTGCCGTTCGATGGCATTAGCACAACGGCGATGCACCATCCAAACTCGGCGTCCTCGCCCATGTCAACTGTCGCATCAATCTTGGACATTATGTGCCTTCACTTTCGCTTGTCCGTTTTGTACTCTTGATCCCACAACAGTTCGTATGCGTCCATGTCTAGCGCGTCACCCAAGCGGACGAGGGTGTCAATGTTTGGGCTGAAATGTCCGCACTCGATACGGTTAACCGTTTTTCTGTCCACGCCCGCGAAGTCCGCTAACGCTTGCTGTGTCCAACCTGCTTCTGTGCGGTGATGGAATACTGCGCCCGCTAGTTCTGTCCGTTGCGTCTTGATTTTTTTGTCTAGTGCTGTGGTCATGGTTATGCCTTTTCTGCTCGTGTCACAAGATCGTGGAGCGGTTGGTTTTGTGTGTGTATCAGTTGCGAGAAAATCGCGTTGAAAACTCCGTGTATCTTTTCGCGGACATGTTGCTCTTTTTTGATGGTAATGCCTTTCGTGTTCCCATATTGGTCTGTCCCGCCTGTGAACATGACATCCCCAAAGATGTAGTCGGAGCCTTCACCGAACGCTTCGTCCCATAATGTTTGCGCGAACGGGTTGTGCGGCAACTCAATGTTTTTGCCCTCTTCGTTCACCCACATTGTTAGGTCGTAACTCAGGTCTATTGCTTCAACCAACCCCGCCACGCCGTCTTGAAGCGTTTTGAGCGGATCGCCTGTCATGTCTAGTTCTCGGATTTCCCCGAATATCGTTACATTCAATGCTTTCTTCATGCTGTCTCCTTCTCCGTTGTTGTCAGTGTATCCCTGTTTTGTCCCAATGTCAAGGCTTTGTTTTCGTGACGATTCTTTTGTTTCGGCTCGCGCCCGCGAGGTGTTGAGTGAGCGACACAAGGTATCCGCCCTTAATGTCGTCCAACTCGCCCAACACATCTTCGTACTTGTTGTCCAAAAAACCGTTATCCGCAGGCGACGCGCCTAAACGGTAACGCATCCTTTCAAATAGTTTAATCATCGCGTTCAGTTGACCTACCGCGTCCGCGTGAAGAAAGTCCAACCGAACACGGGCGGCATCCACTTCGTCTTGTGCCACTCTCTGCCGCACATAATCAATCAGCCCGTCCACCCCGTCGGTCATTCGCTGTTTCCTGC